ATCTACTGGGCAACCAGCTAACTACCGTGGGGGCTATATGCCCCCTCTTTTCTTATGGGTCTTAACCTCACATCAGAGCTAGAAGGAGTTAATAAGGTTTTAAGAATGATGGGTGAATCACCTGTCAACAGTCTTGAAAGCCAATTCGGTCTAGCAAAACAAGCACACGATTCTCTTCGTGAAGCTAGTCGTGCCATTCAAGCTGAAGGATGGTCTTTCAATACAGACTTTGAAAAAACTTTAAACAGAACTCCAGGTACTAATGAAATAGATCTAAGTTCTGACATCAGTAGGGTTGTCGTAGATCCTTACACTTACCCTGACTATGACGTAACCCAAAGAGGATTAAAGTTATACGACAGAAAGAATAATACCTCTGTGTTTACTGAAGATTTAAAAGCAGATGTAAGTTATATCCTTGATTGGACTGACTTACCTGAACACGCACGTCAATACATAATGACAAGAGCAGGAAGACAGTTACAAGAATCTATTATTGGAAGTACAGAGTTAGGTCAGATTAATATCACTGCTGAGATGGAAGCGAAGGCACACTTCCTTGAGGAAGAAACAACTAAGAGTCAGCACAATATGATTCGTGGTAATCCTAATCACACTGGAGTCTTTCAAACTTACCAACCTAGTAATACCGTTCTTAGGTAGCCATGCCTTTAGTCAGTTCTGCTATTCCTAATTTAATTAATGGGATAAGCCAACAGCCACCAGCATTAAGACTGGCTTCACAAGCTGAATCAGTTATCAACTGTATGCCTAGCCCAGTGGAAGGGCTAAAGAAAAGACCTCCAAGTGCACACGTTAAACAATTAACAAGTAGCACTCTTGGATCTAACAGACCTTTCATTCATTTGGTTGATAGAGATGGAGTAATCCAGTACTTAGTTATCATCCAAGATGGAGACTTAAAAGTATTTAACTTAGATGGAACAGAGGCAACAGTTAGTTTCCCTGATGGCAAAGGATATTTAGATATAGCAAACACAAGTGAACCTTCTTCTCAATTTAGAGTTGCGTCAGTTGCTGACTATACCTTCATTGCGAATAGAGAGAAGACAGTCTCAATGGCTAATACAACTTCTCCTAAGAATCTAGGGATAACTAATATCGCTTCAATGGTTTTCGTTAAGGCTGCTAACTATGACACGACATACGAAATACAAATCAACGGAACTAATGGTTCTTCTTTACTGTCTAACAGTGATGGAAAGATTGAATATAAAACAGATCCTGCTGTCGGAAGAGAAATCTCAGGATCTTATGCTCAAGGTTCTGCCAACAATCCAGACGAAACAGTTAATGTTCTAGCTACTGGGCATGGGCTGTCTACTGGGGATAAGGTAAGAATGACCTTCCCTGCTGGTAGTTCTGCAAACGTAGGGTTAGGTGTTGCTGGTACTTATACGATTACAGTTACAAATGCAGATAACTTTAACTACGAATCAGCATCGGCCCAGATAACAGGTGGCAACTGCACTGCCACTCATTCAAAACCTTTATCAACAATAGATATTGCTACCCAGTTAAAAGCATTACTTGTTGCTGATAGCAATGCCAACTCAGCTTTTGATTTCGAGCAGAATGATTACATCATCAATATAAAAAGAAAGGATGGAGGTAGTGCTACTACTGATTACCTGTTAACTGCAACAGATACCAAGACAGGAGAAGACCTAGTTGCTATCAAATCTTCTGTCGATGGAATGGATGATCTTCCTACTGTTAGTAAGCATGGGTTCATCATTAAAGTACAAGGATCTAAAGCAACAGCCTTTGATGATTACTACGTCAAATTTATAACAGATGTTGGTAGTGGGTTTGGCCCTGGTCAATGGAAAGAATCTGTAGGGCCAGGCATAACCTTTGAAATAGATTCAACAACAATGCCTCATACCTTGGTGCGTAATGCCAATGGTAGTTTCACGTTTGGAAAATTTACATGGTCAGCAAGGGTTGCAGGAGATGAAACCACTGCACCTAATCCAACCTTTATTGATAGGCAAATACAAAACATAGATTTATTTAGAAACAGACTTGTCTTCCTTGCAGATGAAAACGTAATCCTGTCTGCTGCTGATAGTTATGACAGGTTCTGGCCTGAAACAGTTCAAACTATTGTAGATAGTGATCCTGTTGACTTAAGTACTGGTGGTAAATCTATTAACTTCTTAGTCTCAAGTGTAGGCTTTGCTAACACTCTTCTTCTCTTCAGTCGTCACGGTCAATTCCGTCTTGACTCAGGATTGAATATTGGATCAAGCTTAACTCCCAAGACTGCAACCATTACAGCTATCACTACCTTTGACATGGCTAGTGCTGTAGACCCTGTTGCTGTTGGTCGTAATATCTATTTCCCTATACCAAAAGGAACAAGCTTTAGTGGTGTTAGAGAGTTCTTCCTGCCTGATGCAAGTGGTGCTATTCCTTTATCTGAAGAAGTAACAGCCAGTGTTCCTAGATTTATACCAGGTAATTTATCAACACTTGTCGCTTCTGTTGCAGAAGAAGCACTAGCTCTTATTAGTAAAGACCAACCCAAGCGTATCTATATCTATAAGTTCTTCTTTGAAGATGACACCAAGCTTCAATCTGCATGGTCTTACTGGGAAGTAAAAGGATCAAAGACAATCCTTGGTGCAGATATTATTGGCAGTGATTTATATGTTGTCGTTGAATATAGCGATGGTGCTTACTTAGAAAAGATTGCACTAAGACCAGAGAACATTGACCCAGAGACTGTTAACACAGCAGGAACAAAGCTAGAAATATTATTAGATAGAAAGACGACAGAAGCTAGTTGCTCTACTACTCTTATCAACTCAGGTGCATTAGGGGTACAAACAGTTATCACTCTTCCTTACCCCATTGCAACAACAGGCGTGATGGCAGTGGTAGGAAGGTATGACGCAAATAATACAATTAGTCATGGTCAGGTTATACGACCTCTTAGTGAATCTCAAACAGGAGGAACTAGTGGTCACGGCACAATGACAGTGCCTGGTGATTTAAGTAGTGCAAAGTTCTATGTCGGAGAGTTATATGACATGAACTACGAGTTCAGTACTCCCTATGTAAAAGAACAAAAGACAGGTGGAGGTGTTTCTATTGCTGCTGGCCCTAAGTTACAAATGAGAACTTGGAGTTTAATCTTTGATAAGACCTCTGCATTTGAATTAAAGATTACTCCAACAGGTAGAGATGCTAGCTCTTATCCATACAACGGAATCATCCTTGGACAAGCACCACCGCTAATAGGAAACCCATCATTACAGACAGGATCTTTCCGTGTTCCCGTGATGGCAAGTAATATAGATACTAAGATTGAAATTATTAGCAGCAGCCCTCTACCTTGCAGAGTTCAATCGGCGGAATGGGAAGGTTTCTACCACACCAGAGCCAGAAGACAGTAACCGCATACCAAAGAGCAACAGTTCTTCAGGATGTCAGATACGTTGCAGATCACATGCGACAGGAGGATGCTGCTGAATGTCAGGCACAGTCAGGAAGTTCACCACCTGAAAGCTTGCTTTACTGTTATTTAAATAGTAAACCTTGTATGACCATGATTAGTAGACATGGCTATCCAATGGGTATGTGGGGTGTAATTCGTGAGTCAGAAACATCTGGTCGTATATGGATGTTAGGGTGTCAATCAATGTTGGATGATGAAAGAGATAAGCGAACTTTTCTACGACAATCTAAACTAGAACTTATAAAGGTTCTTGAGCAGTATCCAGTGTTATTTAATGTAGTTGATGCAAGAAATGAAATTCATGTACGCTGGTTACAATGGATGGGATTTACATTTATACAAAAGCATCCAGAATGGGGTCCAGAAAGTCGTCTGTTCTATGAGTTCGTGAGGATTTAATTATGTGTGGCCCTGTTCCAATAGTGATGAGTGTTCTGTCAGCAGGACTTTCAATAATGCAGCAGACCGCAGCGACTAGAGCACAAAATGCACAGATAGATTTCCAGAACCAAGTAGCACAGCAGGAGTTTGAATACAATACACTTCAAACCCAGTCAGCGAGAACAAATCAAGAGCAACAAAGACAACTACAAGAAGACTTAATTGAGCAGAATACTTTTCTTGCTAATAATGCTTATGAAAATGATATAGCACAACTAAATCTACAATTAATACAAGAGCAAGCAGCCGCAGGACAAGAAAGGAGAGAAGCACATAAAAGATTTTTACAAGGTAAAGGTGAAGTAATAGCGGCTGGTCGTGGTGGTAACTCTGTTAATAATTTAATTGCTGAATGGAGAAGGAAACAAGCACAATTCGACTACATAACGAATAGGAACCTAGCCTTTACTGGTCAACAAATACAACAAAGGAAGAAAGGAGCAGGTGCAGATAGGGCTAGTCGAATCGCAAGTCAACAACCATACTTAAAAAGAACGATATTAGATCCTATGAAACCTATAAAACGACAACATGTGAAAGGGCCAGGATTCTTAGGAGTATTAAATGCTGGATTAAGTGGAGCACAAGCTGGCTTCTCTGCTTCTTCTGGTATTCATGCAGCCGGTGGAGATCCTACTAAATGGAACCCTTGGTCAAAAGCTTAAATCATGTCTTTAGAAATTCCTTCACTTCAACCTAAAGCTGCACCTGTCGATACTTATGTAAGAGCAGGTTCACCTAATGCACCTGGAGCAG